TTACCTTTTTTTGGCTCAATGATAAATGTATCGACAAGCCATATTTCTTTTCTTATTTAGGCGATTTTCGACCTTAAAAGGGTATTCTATCTTCCTTATCTCGCACATCTTCATCGGTGTAGAAGTCACCATTTTTTATATGTTCAAGTTCATGGCGAAAGAAAGCAACCCTTCTGTCAAGGGAGTACCTTGCATTAAGGTAAACATTATAGTCACCTTCGCTATCTTTAACCGTCAGACCGCCAACCCCATAGGGCAAATCTATAATTCTTATTATTACATTATCCATAGCCACAATATAATCTATGACTATGTACATAAATATGAACTACATATCTTCGGGGGTTTCTCCCCTTAACGCTTGAATAAGTCTGATTGCGGTTTTGATTTCGCTTGGGGAACACTTCTCCGTAACCTTAAACAGTATTCTCATATCGGGGTTATCGGCAAATGCCCTTTCAAGTAGTTCTTCTTTCTCATCAAGTTGTTTCTCATCGGAAAGAAGGTAGTCAACAGTAACACCAAAATAGTCGGCTACCGCCTGTACTTTATCTATAGACGGCTTACTAATATCCCACCTATGAATACCATGTGCGATGCCTGTTTCTCTTTCAAGTTGTAGGACAGACATTCCCTTTTCTTTGCATAGTTTCTTAATTGTTTCTACCATAGTCCGAAAAAATTTTTCTTAAATTTTCACCAAAACTATTGACAGTAGGTCACCTATGCTCTAAAATACGAGATGTAGGCAAGATTTAGAGCAAATTTGTTGCAACTGCCATTAATATATATAAGCACCGACATTGTAGCAAATTTGCCCAAATCATGCAAGTCACTACATATAGAGAAAGGAGATATATGACACACAAGATAAAGGAATTGTGCAAAGAACAACACCTCTCTGTATCGGAACTTGAAAGAAGGGCAGGGGTTCAATTCATCAGAAGATGGGATAGGACAGAGCCATCGGTTTATAAGGTCTACAGAGTGGCGAAAATTCTTGGGACAACAGTTGAAGAACTGTTAAGGGCAGATTAGTTGAAAAGGAAAAGGGTTTTAGAAATGGCAAAGAAAGAGAAAACAACATTTGAGATGACACTTGATGTGTTGATAGCGGTGTTAGTTCCGTTGGCTATCGGTGGGATATGGTTTCTCACAAGCGTTAAGTGGTGGTTATGAGAGTTTGGCGAAGCAAAAAGTATATCGACAGGTGGTACACCTTAACTCCGTCACAGAAGAAAACATTAAGGCTTATCAATAGGCGAAGACATTTTAGAGAATGGGAAGAAGCAAGAGAGAACTCCGATTGGGCATTGTTCAAGGACTTACTTCTCGCAAGCATACTTCTCTTGGCGGTAGTCGAAATACTTATGTATCTGATTTATTTGTTAGGAAAGGTTATAGGGCTTTAGAAATGAGTGAATACATTGTTTGTCCTTCTTGTGGAGAAGCGTTCCACGAGGACGAAGTACAAGAAAAAGAAACATGGTCGTACTCCGATTATATCGGACATGGTGGTGGGTTTCCCGAATATACATATATCTGTCCGAAGTGCGGAGCAGAGAATGACCCATGTGATTGGGAAGAAAGCAGAGCGTGTGAGGTATGCGGAGAGCCAAGCGGTGACGAGGATATATGTGAATACTGCAAGGCTGACTTCTTTGGGCAGATGGACGAGTTCTTTACGGAGTACGCAGAGAAGCATGGGTGCGATGATGCCACAGTATACGACTTAATAGAAGCATACTTGGATAGGTAATTAGGTATCAATGGGGTGGCAATCAGTTATCACAAACAGAAATTAACGATGAAGTGTGTTATCAACAAAACCATAGCATGAGTAAGACCAATGCAACCGCCACCCCAAGTACATAGAAAGGGGAAAGAAATGACAGTAAGAATTTTAATGACAACAGGCGGATACAAAATCTACGAAGCGGTAGACCTTGAGGTAGACCCTGTAACAAACACAGACATGACAGTAAGGAACGGAGTTCTTCACATAAAGGAGAGCGAGTAATGGACGAGAAAGATTTACAGATACAACGGCTGATAAGAACCAACATCGCACTTCTCAATGAACTCCATGCCGTAAGGGAGTGCTTCACCTGTAGCCACTACTCCGAGATAGGAGAGCATTGTGACCAATATATGTTCGGTAACGATTGCAGAGATTATTGCTATGAATGGCGAGGGGTTGAAGCAAGCGAGGAATGGCAACAAGAACAGGAGAACATAAGACAAGCCGAAGCAAGATTACAAAGGCTTTCCGATGATGAAGAAGACAATTTTGAAAGGGAGTTTGGAGAGATATGAAAGATGAAATAGACAGAATAATGCATAACGCAAAGGTTATTTGCAGAGCCATTGAAACCTATGGCAAGGAAGCACAGACCATAGTGGCGATTGAGGAACTTGCGGAACTGCAAAAGGAACTCACAAAGGCTTTGAGGGGCAAACTCAACAAGGAACACCTAATCGAAGAACTCGCAGATGCTTCCATCATGATGACACAGATATTGGATATGTACGAAATAGATTACCAAGATGTAATCAAAGCAAAGGACATAAAGATAGCAAGGCTTGAATACAGGCTCGATAAGGAGAAAGAGGAATAAATGGCAGAGGGTAAATACTATTGGCTGAAACTTAAAAGAGATTTCTTTAAAAGACATGACATAAAGATTATCGAAGGTATGCCAAACGGAAAAGACTATATCCTCTTTTATCTCAAACTCTTGTGCGAGAGCGTAGACCACGAAGGGAACTTGCGGTTTTCAGAGCAGATACCCTACAACGAAGAAATGCTTGGGATTGTAACCGATACCAACATAGACATCGTAAGGTCAGCAATCAAAGTCTTTACTCAACTCGACATGATGGAAGTCCTCGATGACGGAACATACTACATGAACGAAGTCGAAAAGATGATAGGTAGTGCGGTTGACAACCCTAATGCTAACAGACAAAGGCGATTTAGAGAACAGAAAAAACAGTTAGCGTTACAGGAGCGTTACGATAGCGTTACGAAAAATAACGAGAGTAAGAGTATAGAGATAGAGATAGATAAAGAGATAGATATAGATACAGATATTAAAGAGAAAGATATTAAGAAAGAGAAAGTCATGAAGCACCCCGATGAAGCGGAAGTAAAGGCATACATCATTGAAAAGGGGTATCACTTCTCTGCCGAAGAGTTTGTGGCTTTCTACGAAAGTAATGGGTGGAAGGTAGGCAAGAACCCTATGAAGAATTGGAAGAGTGCTTGCGTTACTTGGGAAAGCAATTGGAAGAAGAAACACCCATCGGGAACAAGTAGTAGTTGGATAGGGATAACCGAGAAAGTGGGGTTTGAGTTTTGAACATCAAAGAAGCAGAAGTAATTCTTGAAGCAATAAGACTATCGTTCCCGAACACATTCAACTATAAGGAAACCGATATGCCAAAGGTAGTCGCTATATGGACAATGATGTTTGAGGACGAACCTTATGAGGAAGTCAACAACGCACTCAAGGCATATATCAGCGACAGTAAGACAGGGTTTCCACCAACAATCGGACAGTTAAAGGAATACATCGTGAACAACAAAGCAAGTGGCTATCCAACCGCAGAAGAAGCATGGTCACTTGTTCGCAAGGCGATAGGTAATGGCATCTACGGAGCAAAGGAAGAGTTCGACAACCTACCACCTATCTGTCAGAAGTTAGTGGTAGACCCCATGCAACTCTATGATTGGGCGATGTTAGACAACGAGGGATTGAATGTGGCAAAGAGTGTGTTCCTTAAAAGGTATCCGCAAGTGATAGCCGATGAGAAGTTTCAGTTAGCACTCCCGAAGAAAGTGGCAGAGCAAAGAAAAGCGATAGCCGATAACCAAAGCAAGATAAAGATGCTTGCGGAAGGAGTAGGAAAGTGAAGCACGAGATTGAATTTTTTGAAGATGAACATATCTATCTCGTTGATGGCGAGGAAGTACCGAGCGTAACAACAATCCTTAATTACATGAGCGATGTGGAGTACGGAGAGATAAACCAATCGGTGCTTCAAACCGCTTCAAGAAGAGGGTCACTTGTCCATGAGTATACACAGTTAATCGACTATGATTACGAACTCGATGAGATAGAGGGTGAAGTGGTCGGATACTTGAGGGCATACAAGGACTTTATCAGAGATTACAAACCGAATTGGCTTTACATCGAAGACCCTGTATATAGCGAGAAGTATGGGTATGTAGGAACGATGGATAGGTTTGGTTTGATAGATGGCACTCATTGTGTGTTGGATATAAAGACAGTATCTTCTCCAACCAAAATACAGAAGTTCACCACCTCATCGCAAACAATGGCATACAGGCAAGCGGTCACAGAAACACATGGAGCGTTTGGAATAATCAACCGCTATGCCTTGTACCTCAATAAAGACGGAGAGTACAACCTTGTA